GGCGTTACTACGACGTGGGGAGAAGTTTAATGGACTGCCGCGTATTACGGCGTCCACGATTCACGGTGCCAAGGGCGGCGAGGCGGACAATGTTGTATTGTTCACGGACCTGAGTCCTGCGGCGGACGAGGCCATGCAGTACAACCCGGATGACCTGCACCGGGTCTTCTACGTAGCGGTTACGCGAACAAAAGAAAACTTGTATATAATTGAGGGCGAAGATGTTACGAGAAGTTATGACCTTTGATATTAGCGTTTTTGCTCGTTGTAATCGTCGATCAGGAGCCCGTGTCCGATGAATTTATGCTCTTTCGGGACGCGTATCGGTGCCAGTTTTTTGCCAATATCATTGAGCAAGGGAGGTGGTCTCCGCGAGATCGTCCTTATTGGCGTCAAAAAAATGTTACTGCATATTGCGTCCCAAAAAGGGTTCCTGCAACAAGAAAATTTTACGACTAGGAGTATATACATGTGGCAAATCAGCGCGGTGCTAGGCATCGCACTAATGACAACCGGGGGCGCGTTCAAAGTTTATTACGACAAAGCGCAAGCCGAAAAAGAAACAATGGCTTTGGAAATTAAGCAAGCGGCTCAAAACCAAGTCATCTTGGAAAACAGCATCAAAAGCTTAAACGATCAGGTCCTGCAAGCTGAAGAAGATAAAAAGCGTGCGTTCGAACAAATTAACGTGTTGCAAAAAGCAAACGAAGAGGCGCGTGCAGAGGTAAGCAATTTGAAAAACAAGTTTGCCAAGCATGACATGAATGTTTTGAGTTTGCGGAAACCGAAACTGATTGAAAACATCATCAACAAAGGAACAAAAGGAGTGCTGAATGATTTCGAGAATCTTACCAGTTTGTCTAGTGGCGCTGAGTAGCGGCTGTAGCTTGATTGGCGGCAAGCCCTATGTGCCAGAGACCAAAGCAGTTGAGGTAGTGACGGTGACCAAACAAGCCGTGGTTTACCACCCACCTATGCCAAATCCGATTATCACCAAGCCTGTCGAATGGAAAGTCCTTACGCCAGACACGATGGGGGAATACCTAGAGGATTTAGAGAAAGGCGAAGCGCCAGTCAATGTCTATTATGGGGTAAGCCCTACCGGATATGAGAACTTGTCCGTAAACATGAGCGAGATTAAACGTTATCTGCGTCAAATGTTTTCTATTATTACCTATTATCAGGAGTTAAACGATGGTCAAAACGAAGAAAAAGCTGATTAGCCATCAGGATTTATCAATCATTTGTGCGGAAAGCTATGCGTCCGTTGATTTTGAAGAGGCCAACATTGAAGTGGTCGTTCGAGAAAACAGTGTGTTTGCTTTTCGAGGCACCGACGAAGCGAAAGACGTGGTGCGGGATCTCAGGATATTACCGTGGTGGATCAATGAGTTAGGTTGGGTGCCGGCAGGATTTGCTAAGGCGTCCCGGAGACTTGCCACCAAAGTATTGTCTGAGTGCATGGCGCGGGACATCGATAGCGGCGAGATTATTTTGACAGGGCACAGTCTTGGCGGCGCAGTCGCGTTGTTGGTCGGTGCTTTTCTCGTCCGGGACGAAGTTAAGGTCAAAGAGATCGTTGCCTATGGCGCTCCAAGGTGCGGACGACTCAAGATACTTGATCAAACCCCGGTTACGCTTTATCGCAATGGCAAAGACCTCGTGCCAATGGTGCCGCCATTGATGCGGCGGCACAAAGTCATGGAGGAGTTTGGAGAGCGCAAACATTACATCCGAGACCATTTCATGAAAAACTACGTCGAAATGCAAAAAGCCCCAAGGAGTTTAGTTTGATGAACGATAAAACGGTAGAACCAAACAGTGAGCTGAACAAGCTTGATACCAACGGTGACAACGTGATCAGTCAAGAAGAATACGAGCAAAGTGAGCGCCGGATACGATTAGAGCTTCTTAAGAATGAAGACCAAAAACAAGACCAGCAATTACGGATGATCTGGTACAGTCTGATTTCACTGCTTATTTTTCCGATATTGTTAATATTTTCAAGTATTTACGGACTTGACGATGCCGGTAAAAACCTCACAGAGATGAGCAGTATTTTCTTTTTAACGATCGGGGGCTTGGTGAGCGTGTTCTTTGGCAGTCAGGCCATCAAAAAAAATGGTAATGGCAGGTGAAGTGTTACTTTTGTGATCTGGAGTTGATATGGGGCGGGGACACCGACCTTGATGACGATCGTGATCATGACATGATGACAAGTTTGTCGTGCCGATTGTGTAAAGCATTGGTGATTGTTTACAGACCTCGACAAAAACATTGGTCCGAAAGCTTACCGGACACCGATATTACAATAGACTTTAAGGAGATACATTGATGGAAATAGCATTAGCAATCGGCTTCCTGGTGGGATACCTATTAGGGAAACACGCATGAAAGAAAAAAACAGGGAAAACGTTTACGAGCAGTTGAAAATTGATGAGGGTGTTGAGTACAAAGTTTATCTCGACCATCTAGGCTACAAAACCTGCGGCGTGGGGCACTTGTGTGTCGAAGGCGACCCGGAGATGGACCTTGGGGTGGGAGCTCCCGTATCTGAAGCGCGGGTCAAGGAACTCTTTGAATCGGATCTGGATACTGCCATTAGTGAGTGCATGGTCTTGTTTGGCGATGGTGCTTGGGAGGGGTTTCCAGAAGAAGTAAAAGAAATCTGTGTGAACATGATGTTTAACCTGGGCCGCCCGAGATACAGCGGGTTTAAAAAGCACTTGGCCGCCTTGTGGGCAGGGGACTGGGCAGAAGCAGGACGACAAGCCCGACTCTCGAGATGGCATGGTCAAGTAGGTGACCGGGCAGAGCGGCTTTGTTTGAGACTGGAAGCCATTGATGGATAAAAACATTTTTACGCACAAAATTAGAGATGAACTGTTGGACCAAGCAAAAGCCTTGGTCAACGGTCCACGGAACGAAATTTACGGCGACCCAGAAGAGAACCATCAACGGATCGCAGATATGTGGGGCGTGATACTTAAACGAGAAGTCTCGCTGCATGAAGTCTACTTGATGATGGTCGCGCTTAAGATGAGCCGATTGATTGAGTCACCTGATCACAAAGACAGTTGGATTGATTTGATTGGTTACGCGGCGTTAGGAGGAGAAAATGAGTTTGCAAATGGCGATGTTTACACCGAAGAGCGAATGGTTGCCGCCTTTAGAGCTACCCAATCTTACGGGGGCGAAAAAAATCGCAATCGACGTGGAGACGAAAGATCCTAACCTGAAAGTTAACGGACCCGGATGGCCGACTGGCGATGGTGAAGTTGTCGGCTACGCCATAGCTGTGGACGACTGGTCCGGGTATATACCGGTTAGGCACCTTGGCGGCGGGAATCTTGACGAAAAAATTGTTAATCGATGGCTTAAAAAAGTGTTTGAGTGCCCTGCCGATAAAATCATGCACAATGCCCAATACGACCTTGGCTGGATCAAGCAGATGGGGTTTCAGGTGAATGGCAAGATTATCGACACCATGTTAATCGCCTCTTTGTTAGACGAGAACCGATTCTCTTATTCTTTAAATGCATTAGCTTATGACTTTTTAAATAAAACAAAGTCTGAGAAACAATTAGTGGAGGCGGCGCGAGAATTTGGTGTCGACCCGAAGGCCGAGATGTGGAAGATGCCCGCTGGCTTCGTTGGACCCTACGCTGAAGTCGACGCCGAACTCACGCTGGAACTCTGGAACTGCTTCAGCGTTCAGCTTGCCAAAGAAGACTTGGGGACAATCGCGGATCTGGAACTGAAACTGCTCCCATGCCTCGTTGAGATGACGGCGAGGGGCGTCCGGATCGATCAGGAGCGGGTTGAGAGAACGCGGGATAATCTTCTCAAGCGGGAAGTGGAGGTGCTGAAAGACATCAAGCGCATCACGGGGATGGAGGTAGAAATCTGGGCGGCTCAAAGTCTCGCCAAGGCTTTCGACAAGGTCGGCATCGACTATCCACGCACCGAACAAGGCGCACCGAGCTTCACTAAGCTCTTCCTCCAGGACCATGAAGCCCGTCTCCCACAGTTGATTGTCGAGGCTCGGAATCTCAATAAGTGTTCCGGCACATTCATCAACACAATCATGAAGCACACTGACCGAGATGGTCGCATTCATAGCCATATTAACCAGATACGATCGGATGACGGTGGCACTGTGAGCGGGCGTATATCTATGAACAATCCAAACCTCCAGCAAATTCCTGCGCGGGACCCGGAACTCGGTCCAATGATCCGTAGTCTATTCCTTCCAGAGGAGGGTGAACAGTGGGCGGCGATTGATTTCTCGCAACAGGAGCCACGGATCTTGGTGCATTATGCTCATACATATGGGAAAACTCGAGGGATAGAGTTAGAAAAAGCCGCTGATTTTGTCGAAGCTTACCAAAGCAACCCGGACATGGACTTCCATACGATGGTGGCAGAGATGGCGGGCATCCCCAGGAAGACGGCAAAGGTGGTCAATCTGGCACTCATGTATGGCATGGGGGTCAATAAACTGAGTGAGCAACTCGATATCCCGGTGGACGACGCAAAAGCAATCGTAAAGCAGTATCATGAGCGCGTGCCCTTTGTTAAAGGATTGATGCAGGGGGTAACCAACCGTTTGAACGATCGCTCCTCTGGGGGCTCTGTGCGGTCTATACTGGGCCGCAAATGCCGGTTTGATATGTGGGAGCCCGATACCTTTGGCATGAACAAGGCGCTACCGTATCAGGAAGCAGTCAACGAGTACGGCGCGACCACGAGATTGAAGCGTGCTTACACGTACAAAGCCTTGAATCGACTGATCCAAGCGTCCGCCGCAGACATGACCAAAAAAGCGATGGTGGACATTTACGAGTCAGGCAGACTGCCCTTGATTCAGATTCATGATGAAGTGGCGATGTCGGTGAAAGATAAAGATGAGGCAGAAATAATTTCTAAAATCATGACGGATGCAGTACCCTTAGAGGTTCCAAACAAATGCGATATTGAAATAGGACCTAGTTGGGGTGAGGCGGAATAGGAGCAGGTATGTCAAGAATCAGAATTTCTAGAGGTGGTGCAAGAGGAAAAAGCCCAAAAAAACGTTTTAGTAAAGGAAACATTGCAGGTCGAGCAAGTAGTCTTCCTATGGAGGCCCTGCGTTTTAATCGCAAATTTTTGACTGGTTTATTGACCGCAGATGCCGTAGATAAAGCGACTGGAGGCCAAGGCTTTAAAGAGGGCGGCGTGGTGCGATGTGCTGACAAATCTGATAAGCCAATGAAAATTAAAAAGACAAAGAAAGTCGCCAAACGTGGACAACGTGGCGTAGGCGCGGCAAAAAGAGGCTTTGGCCGAGCGGTAGTTTAAGTTACACTGCTATTGTCGGTCTCGATTCTCCCCCGAATCGCCGACATCGGTGAAGTTTCCCCCTCTTTTGAGGGGGTTTTCTTGCAAGTTCTTACATTCTCGCGTATACTCCTGTTCAAGGAGGTGCGGATATGGATACAACCAAGTGGAAATCAGTGAACGTGCCACGCGATGAATACGAAATACTGAAGACAACTGCGAAAAATGAGGGCCGAACATTGTCAGGCCAGCTCAGATTGATCTTTAAAGAGTGGCAAACTCACAGAAAAGAACAACTTAAGACACAATTGCAATCGCAAGAAAGAGTAGGTTAGAATGAATCACCTTATATGTGTTTGTGTGTGTACCCCTCGGCGGTCTGGTGCTTTGGCTCCGAGGGGTGACTCATGAGACCTTCACTTCCTTTTGTAAGCACAATCCCCCTGACTAACGAGCAACGCGAACGATTGTGGCGCGTTCGATTGAAGCGTTTTAGGAAAAAATTCAAACCCTATCTGATCAATGGAGGTTGTCCATGAGATACGCCCTGCTTTTGTTGTTTTTGTTTCCTGCGTGCACCCTGGCAGAAGAAAAGCCTTGTT